AATACTAATCCACCAACTAATACACTCATATTTTCAGATTTAACCGCACCATATTTAACACCGTAACATAATACTAAATATAAAACGACAGCAATAACAACTGAATGTAATAACATAGATAATCCTCTTTCTTGAACCATTTTATACTCTACCATATATAAAAAAAAATGAATGATTTTGACTTATTAATAATATGGAATTATTCTTTTGACTATTGTTCTCTGACCTTATTTATAGGTTCATATTGTGTTTTAACCGCTTGTGTTTCTATGGTTTGAGTTGGTTTTACTTTTATAGACATCGTATTATTATTATTATATAATACCTTTAATATTTAAATAATTATTATATAATGCGAGTATCTATGTGTAGTTAGTATCTATCCCTCTCACCTAATTCTTTAGGGCGCCGGCGGCCGAAATGGCAGGGGGCGGAGAGAGTATCTGCCTGGCCAGCTGCACGAGTCGGTCCATGCAGCAACTTGTTCTAATTTGTGGCGCTCCTCTGATGGCGCCGGCGCTGCGCCCGCTGCTCCCCTGCGGCAATTGTGTAATAAGTAATGAACTCGTGTAATATACCTCAGCTGGAACCTTGGATATTCGTACCTACCATAGCTAAGGACTTCGCGAATTATAGACTGCTGATGCTGATGTGGAGTTTCTCGTAAAGAGTTATGAAACTTACGAGCATCTTCCACTTCACTTGTACTCAAAACCTCCATGAAGTATTTCACAAGGTTAGGATCCTTCAGGTAACTAATCATCAAGAGAGCAATCTGTTGCTTAATGGTGAGGGCATAATGACTGATATATTTCACCATATTGAGTTTATTTATTTATTGAAAAAAAAATCAAATTTATCGAAGAATACTTTATAATTTAAATATCTTCTATCTTTTTGAGATTAATAATATTCTTTTGACTTATTTATCAGATTGGATATGGATTAGTGAATTTTCACACATCAAGAATAGTTCCCAACATGTTTTGAGTGATTCAGGGATCGTGTCAATATCAAAATCTCCTCTGAATAACGTTTCCTTATCCCTAAGGTGGAGAGAACCAAAGAAGTCATAGTCTGTTATACCATCCCTGACAACAGCATAAGTTCTTTCTTTTTCTGGAATCTTTGAATCTTCAACAAATTCGTGCGCCCAACGATCAATCCATGTGTTAACGTATTCAATCAAGTAGAAATAATCTATGGTATCATATGGTTCCCAAAACTTATCATCATCATCATCATCATCATCATCATCATCTCCATATTCATCTTCAGCTTCATCTTGTTCAATTTCTTCGAGTGTGTGCTCTGTATCATGTACATAGTTCATATAATGGACCATTTTCTCTTGACAAATATACGACCACGTACTGGGTTCAAACATTGTTAGGACAGACCACTTATTTGCAAACATACCGAAATCGTTGTTCTGGTCGTATGGTTTTACAGGAATAATCATTTTATCAACCGTAGGATTGCCTCCATATAGGTCAATAGATTTCTTGTATTCTTTGAAGCATCTACCGTTAGACCTTTCAATTCGGTCTCCTACTTCCCACTCGGGATTACCAGCAGCGGCCGAAGGTCCATCATCAGGGTAAGTCTCTATTGACCAAGAAGGATAAATACAATTACACCTCCAAAAATCAATCATCAGGTGGTCCATAATAGCAACAAAGCATTTAGAAGATATAGACAAGTCATGACCACCTAACCGGGGGTTTAAATCCGTGGGGTCCTTAGACCGCGTAAAGACATACTCGAACACCTTGAATAGTTTTCTCTTTCTGGATAATACGACCTGTTCACATATCATAATCGCCATATCATTATCGAGGTATCTTAGAGGTGATAACTCCATCCTCAATCTTTTTAAGTAAGCTTAATCTAGATCTCAAATTTAAATTTGAGATTAAGGTTAAAGATATGTAAAACTCACTACGAACAATGGCTGAATGGCTTTCATCCGAACAACGATACATACTTCATATGCTCCCAGCCGATACGAGGACAGAATTCATGAATAGCTTCAGGGGGGGGGATATGTTCCCTGACATTTGTGAGTGCATCAAATCTGGGTACAGAAGAGGGGACGATAGGTTTTGTAAGTGTGGTATAGGTTCAGAAATTACCAGACGAATGCTACAACTCATACAAGACCATCCTAAGTGGGGTGAAACCATTGAATGCGTGGTAGAAGGAAAGACGATTAGGAAATACAAGTATATCAGTATCCCTGGTTTGAACGCAATATGTAGAAGAAAAACTTATAAGAGAGTGTCCTTTCTATTTGGTGGTCACTATGATGACGAACCTTTCTTCTCAATAGACATCAACACGGGATTCCTTAGGTCTATCATTAATTCAGAGCACGTCCAAGGTCATACAGAGAAGTCATTTATTATGTTTCTTAATAAGTGTCAGGTTAAATACGATAGCATGTATTCGGTTGTCATGAAAGACATTTACGGAAGACCAATAGGGGATAAATTGATGTGGGAAGGTTTTGATCCTAGTGTGATGCTTCCAGTTGATTACGAAAAAGTAATAGATGGATACACATTTACATTCACATCAGAGATTAAGGTAGGAAAAGTCAATCATGCACGGACATATGATGAACTATCCTGTAGGAATATGCAACTCCAGGGCCAAATGAATCGGTTAGAATCTGAAGCAATCAAAACAGAACATCAACACACGAGTAAGATAGAGTTCCTAGAAGAACAAATCAAAGAATTGGTTAACCAGGTAAAATATAAATTGCCTATCTCAGAAGAAAAGATAAATAAAGATTATCTCTAAAAATTTGAGATTAAGATAATATTATTTTAAACACACAAACTGCAAATGCCTATCTACAACGTTATCACTAAGAAGTGGCAAATGAACAAGATGGAACAGATCAACTTCCTCGTGGACGAGGATGGGTATGACCTGATCTATTGTGACGACGAGGAGAACAACTACGGTCAGGAATACGACTACGAAGATGAAGATGAAGAAGAAGATGAAGAAGACAAGACCCCGAAGGAAACCAATCTCAAGAAAGAGATTTTGAATATCCTGAAACGCTAATATCCATCTATTCATATCCTTACCCTATCTCTCTACATTTTTTTTTAATAAATTTGATTTACATTAATGTTAGTAATAAACCATATAATGTTAGTAACTATTAAGAAAACATGTGCTTATTCTATGAATTACAGTATTGTAAGGTTTATCCTTACATTCATGATGCTCCATACATTTAGTTATTTAGCATCTGTTAGTTATTCGTTTTGGTGCTTAGACACAGGTGTGTTTGGTTATTTCAATAATATCATTGATGGGAACGGTCCAGTCTGTTATATGTTACTATCTACATCTTATCATGCACAAACCAATATCTACCAGCTAGTAGGACTATCATTTGTTAGTACAGGATTTACATGGATTAGTAATTCGATTATGAAAGGAAATAGATCATAGTTTAAATTTGATAATCAAATAAATAATTTATAAAATGGAACCACAAGCAGAATCTGTTATGCCAATGGATGTTATCATTCCAGAAGAAGTCAAGTATTGTCCTTATACTGGGTCATATGTTCAGATGATCATGAAAGCATATAAAAAAAATGATTTAGTGGTGATGAAGGCCTTGATTGAATACAGAGATAATATGATTAAACGAGATAGATTAATTAACCAGAACAAGACTCACATACTTCAGGTGCCACTGTGAATTGGATAGCTTTAGAACTAGGTCTGCTTCGTAGATAATACATACCAGTTTTTAATCCTTTTTTCCATGAATAGAAATGCATAGATGATATTGTTTTAAAATTAGGTGCTTCAATAAACAGATTAAGACTTTGTGATTGACAAATGTATTTACCTCGGTCAACAGACATATCAATAATAACTTTTTGTTTTATTTCCCAAGCAGTTTTATATTTATCTCGGATAAATTCAGGGATTTCAGTGATTTTTTGAACAGAACCATCATTGATGATAATTTTATTTTTTAGATCTTCATTCCAAATACCATAATCAATAAGGTCTTGTATAAGATAGTTATTAATAACAACATATTCTCCTGCTAATACTCTTCTAGTATAAATATTAGACATAATAGGTTCAAAGCATTCATAATTACCTAGGATTTGTGAAGTAGACGCGGTAGGCATTGGAGCTACACAAAGACTATTTCTTAATCCATACTTAACAATATCTTCTTTAAGAATATTCCATTTATCTAACATTTCGTCAGACGGTTTTTCATTCCAAAGGTCGAATTGTAAGACACCTTTACTAGCAGGAGATCCTTCGAATGTTAGATATGAACCAAAATATTTATCTCCCTTAAATAATTTATCTAATTCTTCGGTTGTACAATTCAATTCGTCTTTTAAAGAATAATATTCTTGTGGGAATCGTAATCCATCAGTTTCTACCATATATGATTTAAGTTTTATGAATAGTGCTTCTCTTTCTTTAGATATTTCCATAGATTTTTTCATAGATCCATAATAGATATGTTCAAATATTTTCTCATTGATTAATTTAGCTTCAGGCGAATCAAATGATAGACCCATAAGGTAGAATACGTTAGCTAATCCCTGGACACCGATACCGATAGGTCTATGTCTTAAATTAGATCGTTTAGTTTCTTCGAGTGGGTAGAAGTTATTATCAATAATATTGTTAAGGTTTTGTGTAAGGATGGCACAAATTTCTTCTAATTTATCATAATTAAAAGTAGGTTTAATATGATTATATAGATCTAAAAATCCTCCTAAATATTCCCCATTAACATATATTTGTGGCATAATATCAATTAATTTATCTTCTTCTTCATGAATTTTTTCATATAATTCAATTCTATCTTTTTTCTGATCTAATATGATTTCATTATATAGGATACTTCTATTTTTAAGAATATTTTTAATATAATCACATTGCTTACAATTAGATTTAGAGTAGATAGTGATTTTATCATTAATATCATTATATTCAACAAACTTAGGTAATGAAACAGATGCTAAATTACATACAGCAGTTTCGTCTTTATCAGAATATTCAATAATTTCAGTGCATAAATTAGATGATTTGATAGTTCCTAAATTCTGTTGATTAGATTTCTTATTACAAGCATCTTTGTATAGGATGTAAGGCATACCAACTTCGATTTGTGAGATATAGATAGAATACCAAACTTTCTGGGCTTCAATAACTCTACCTCGACCATCGTTTTCGTATTTAGTATATAATTCTTCGAATTCATCGCCGTAGCAATCACTTAAACCAGGACATTCATTCGGACACATCAAAGTCCATTTACCATTTTCTTGTACTCTTTTCATAAATAGATCAGGGATCCATAATCCATAGAATAGGTCACGTGCTTTTTCTAATTCATTACCATGATTCTTTTTAAGCTCAAGGAATTCCATAATATCAGCGTGCCATGGTTCCATATAGATAGCGATAGAACCATTTCTCTTCCCGCCACCCTGATCAACATAGCGGGCTGTATCATTGAATACTCGGAGCATAGGTACAACACCATTAGAAATACCATTAGTTCCGTTGATAGAAGATCCAGCAGCTCTCACATTATGACAATGTAAACCGATACCACCAGCATGTTTAGAAATCAAAGCACAATCCTTAAGGGTATCAAAGATCCCAGCAATAGAATCATCTTTCATAGAAATTAAGAAACATGATGCTAATTGTTCATTATTAGTCCCAGCATTAAAAAGTGTAGGGGTTGCATGGATGAAATATTTGTTAGAAATCATATCATATGTTTCGAATGCCTTATCTAAATTATTTCTATGAATACATAGAGCAACTCTCATAAATAAATACTGGGGAGTTTCTCTGATAATTTTATCTTTTTTAAGAAGATAACTTTTTTCTAATGTTTTAAATCCAAAGAAATCAATCAAATAATCATTATTATGATTGATTTTTGAATCAATTAAATCTTTATTAGATAAAACTAAATCATAAAGATATTTATTAATCACAGGTTTTAATCCATCACCGTAAAGTGTTTCAATACATTCTGAAAATGTATTAGAGCATCCTTTAGTATGGTTAGAAACACAAATTCTACTAGCTAAAATAGCATAGTCAGGGTGTTTAGTGTAAAGAGAAATAGCAATTTCAGATGATAATTTATCTAAATCCGATGTCTTAACATTATCATATATTTCGGAGCAAACTTTTTGAGCAATAATAGTAGGATCAATATTTAATGGATTAAATTCTTTCCCTAAACATAATAGTTTAATACGGGTAAGAATCTTATCAAAAGAGACTTCTTCACATTCACCATTTCGTTTTTGGACTCGCATATTATTATACATAATATATAATCAATATTTTTTTAAATAGTGTTGAACTTTGTCGATAAGTGTTGAACTAAAATAATATTCTGATTATCCAATGCAAACTTTATATCTTCTATAGTTACTTTAAAATTCTTTTCAATCAAATTTATTATTATATTGTTATTACTTAAGTTATTTATTAAACATACTCTTATTAATAATGTATTTGTATTAATCCTATCTAAATAATCATCTATTAAAACATTTGTAAAAGACAATTTACGATCTAAATCAGGATTCAATAATGTATTTATGACCTTATTAAAATTGATTTTTTTATCATAATTTAAAATGTATTTAAATAACTCTAAATTATTGAAATTTATAGAAGATTCTATAAAATGTTTCATATTATATTTATTATCATTTCTATTTATTGAATAAATGAATAGTTCATTATATCTTCTTTTAATACAATTATTCAAGAATAATTCATTTATTTCATATTTATTATTTAGAATTAAATAATAAAAAATATCTTCATATTCTTTATTAGATGATAATATTAAATGTGTTAGTTTATGTTTCAAATGTTTAATAGTATTATAGTAATACGTTACTAAATATTTGATCAAAACATTATTATTATATTTAATACTTATTTCAAATAAGCCAGGTATTTGGTGTATAAAAGGATTATTAACAATTTTATCATTTAATAATATTTTAATAATATCAAGATTACTATTATCTTTATCATAATTAATACCAGCAATCATTAAAGGATTATCAGACTTAGATAACGATATAATATCGATTTCATCTTTATATGAGAATAAATTAAAACGATTAAAAAGTAAATTATGTAAATAATCATAATTAATCATCAATTCAAAAATATTAGTTCTTTTGTGAATAATAAGATTATTAATATTATTAATCGACATATCTATATTATTATCAAATAACCATTTAAAATTAATATAAAGTCCTTTATATGCTAATTTATTAAATATGTTTTCGCATTGTATTTTTTTAATATTTGTAATACGGTCAATATGTTTTTTAAAAACATGATTAACTAATCTTAAATTGTATATGAATTTAATATTATCTGAATGTAGATTATCAAGGATATAATCTACTAAATCAAGTGGAATACTATCCATCTATATATTAATATATCATATGTATTTAAATAAATTTGATTTATGGATATAATTATTCTATAATGAAACTTAAAGAATACCTAAAGAAAAATCTAGAAGAAAATGATATTGAATTGTATATTAGAATTCAAAAAATGGAATTATTAAAATATATTGCTAAAAAAGAAAAATTAGATTTTAAGGATCTATGTAAGAAATATTTATGATTTTAAATTACATTTGCTTTGTCCTTCTAATACTTCAGTGTTTGGTAAAGATTTAACATCATTTTGAACTTTCAAAAGGAATGGTCCTAATGCAATCAATCCAGATATAAAACTTAATAATATTAATATTAATAAACCTTCTAATCCCCTACATCTTTTACACATACTATACATGAATGTTACACTCAAGAACATAAATAAGAATTGAAAGAAATATCTTATCATAATTTGAAAATCAGTTAAACCAATTTCTTTATATCTTTTAATAGCAAATAAAGAAGTTATATTAACCATTATAATCCAAAAAATATATATCCAACAGAACATACCTGGTCCACTTACTTTTACACCATCTTCCTTCCAACAATTATCAGTTAAATCCATTTTTTCAAATAAATTATATTTTTCAAATGGACCTTTAATTTTTTTCATATTTATAGATTTGGATTTTGATTTAGGCATTATAATATTATAAATAAAAAAAATCACTGTAAATGTTTAGGTATTTTATTCATTCTAACCCATACATTACACATCCATTTAATACCTGTATCGGGTGGTAGTCCGGCATGATATGATTCTTCAAGTTTGGTTTTATTATCCTTTTCTAAATTAAAAAATAAAGCAGCTTTGCCTTTTTCAGGTTTGACTTTAATATTTCTTTTAGGGAATCCGGTTTCGCCTCCTTCGAAATCATCATTCAAATATAATAAGAAAGTAGCATACCTTTGACCACCCATTTTCATAAATTCTCCGCATTTATGATCTTCCCAACATGCATCCCAGTGTGCTTTGTATTGCTGACCGGATTCATACCTGACAACCTGTAACTGTTCAAAATGATCCGAATCAATACCAATTATTTTGGATAATTTACTATAAATGTCTTGAACAACTTTATGATCTCTAGAAATAAAGGTATTGTGACTGGTTCTGTACAATTTATCAGGGACATTGACACCATTTTCACCTATAACTGTACTAGGTCTAATCAATGGTTTCGCCAACGATATAATTTCATCGCATTGTTTATCTGTCAACATATTTGGATATTCATATATCTTATTAATATTAAATTCACTAAAATATTTATATAATAAAAACATTACTAAAATCAATATTAGAGAAATGACAATTAAATATTTGTTCATATTATCATAAAATAAATTTATTTATATTTTAATACATATTTATTTTATGATAATATATATATATGAGTAGTATACCTTTAGGTAATGTAGATATTAAAATACCTAAAGAATTAGTAGATACTTTTGGGTCAGGTAATACTTTAAAAATGAATAAATATTTTAAATATTTATTTTATGCTGGTTTTGGATTATGTGTGATATTAATATTTATTCTTATTATTTCAATATTGATTAGTTTTGGAACAGATGAAATAGAGGAAGAAGAGCCTGGTAAAATAGGTGAACACGATGAAACAGGTGAATCAAGTGAATCAAGTGACGAGTATACTTTATTTCCAGGTTTATTTAAAGAACCGATTACATTATTTGAGCGAGATATAGATACTAAAATTCGTAAAACGTCTGATGAAATTGACAAATTAGAGGATAATACACAATGTTATAAATATAATGAGGTTTTAGAAAAATCACCTGCTAATAAATATGTGGAGAATTATAATAAGGCCTTTAAAAATTGTGGTGATGATGATGGATGTTTAATTAATGCTTCATATTTAATGGGGACATGTATTAATAAAGATGATAAAGTAGAAAAAGGTAAATGTCAAATGGACTACATAAATAATTTTATGGAGTTTATGAAAAATAAAGAAGTCAGCAAATATGACGGTCTATGTGGTGTTTCATGTAGTTATACACCCCATGATAAAGATTATCAAGAAAAAAATATTAGTCAAGATATTGATACACCGATTTTATGTTTTGATGACTCGGTTCATAATAAAAAAGAAGAGTTAGACATGTTACAAAAACAGAAGAAAAAAGAAATAAAGGGATATAAAATATCTATTGGGTAGAGTTATCTTTATCTTTCTCTTTCTCTTTCTGTTGCATCCATGGATCACTAGAAGATAAGGCTTTAGCTAAGTCACTTGAACTCCCAATTTCATTTGAATCTAAACCGACAGGTTCTTCATGACTAGATTCAAGCTTATCAGGAATAGTTTCAGCAGAAGGTTCTTCAGTTACATCAGCCAATTTTTTTTCTTTTTCACTCTTAAGTCTTTCTTCATGTGCTTGTTTGATTTTGTCTCTTTTTTGTTCTTCGTAAAATACGTCTTTATTAACATTATTTTCCTTATATTTCTGCATTAAATCATTAAGTTGGTCATCACCGAAATGTTCATCCTCAATATTGTCAGCACAAGGATCCCAAGGAAGCCAATATCCTACTTGACCAACAAAAACATGAAAATTGGAATCAGTTTTATGAAGTCTAGAAGCACGAGCATTTGCTTCTTCTTTACTCTGATATACTCCCCTAACTTTTACTCCCCTAACATTTGTCTTGAATTTATTCTTTTCATCAAAATCCTTTTGAAGAGATTCTTCATGTTTGTAAGTGAAATCGCTATATTGGGTCATTACCTTGTCAAAATCCATATCTTCACTCTTACAAACAGATTGAAGGAACTTTGATACAATGAAAGCATGTTTGTTCTCTATCATCGTTTCAGGTGAAAGGAAAGACATACAAACATAATTTTGTCCATTAACCGGTTGGTCAACATCAAGGTAATCAACTTTTTCTTCAGTCATTTATAAATTAATATAATAAATTTTCTTTAAATAATTTATAATTAAATAATTTATTATTATATAATATAATGAATTTTAATGTTAATAATTTTATAAAATATATCATATTATTTATAATTGTAACATTTTCAACATTTTTTATACCAGGATGTAGTATAATGAATCAACACGCTGTTTATATTGGATTATTAGCATCAACAACATTTGTCTTATTAGACAAATATTATCCGAGTATTGTTATAAATAACGAAGAAAAATTAGATTAAATACTATGGATAAATTCCCATTTAAGGTCATTACATATTTTTTTCCAAATAAAATCTTGTTGTTGTAATTTCTCTCTACTTTTAAGTAAAGGGAAACAAATTAATAAATGATCGAGTTCTAATAATTCACAAAATTTATAGAGTACATATGCGTATGATAAAAAATTTTTCCTATAGTTTGGACAATTATTTTGAAATGGTTGCTGAATTTCCTTGAACATATTCCGTAATCTTTCTTCACTTTGTCTATCAAGAACTGGACTTTTTTCACCAGTTATAATATTTATAATATGTGGAATATGTTCATAATATTTATTATATCCTAATTTTTTTAAAATAATCCTAACTGATTTATATGTTATTTTTTTAATAGACAATTTTTTATTTTTTTTTAATTCTTTGAAAATATCATTATAAATTTCTTCAGACATATCATTTGTCTCTTTTGCTTGAAATTGAGCTAACAATTCATTAAAATGATTAATTCTTTTATAGGCAAAATAAGTGCTTTCTCTTATAGGATCCTTATATGAATTACTATCTAAATTAATTAATATTTTTTCAGTTAATCCACATTTTTCACAAACAATTTCACTATGATTATATTTCATATAAAGTGTACCATCACAACTTTTACACACATTTATATTTGACAAAATAACATCATGTGTATAATTATCATCCGTATTAACCATATAAGTTTTTATCATATCTTCATATTTATTAAATGTTTTTTTAACAAATTTATCATTTTCTTTTTTTTCTTTACTCATAAAATCTAATACAGATTTATGAGAATTAATTGTATTAGAGATTTTTTTATTATTATCATAATAATCAGATAATAACTCACCATTATCTAGATAATATTCTATATATTCGTTATTATTTAAAGAATTATGTTCATTTTGTAAATGAACTAATTTATTTTCAAGTTCAATCCTTTCTTCTATATTTCCATTATCCATGTTTTCATGAACATTATTTATCTTAATTTCCAAATTAGTTATTTTAGATTCATTCTTATTTATATTTTTTATCTTATTATTATGTAGATAATCTATTGTAACTCTTTTATCACATACAATTTTTTTTAATGGTTTATCTTTTATTGAAGACATATTAATATTGTTATAAAATCTATCTTTAAGTTATATTGTTATTAAAATCGTAGTTACTATTGTAATTTTAAATATCTTTTGATTTTATTAATATGTTGTCCATTATAGATTGCTTTACCAGATTCAATATCAGAAATTACTTGAATAGGTAAATTAATATTATTCGCTAATTGTTTTTGTGTGAGTGATTTAAGACATCTTGCTTTCTGAATAGTTTGTCTTAATTCAATAGTTAATTGTTTATGATGTAATTCATCATTATCAGCTTTCTTTTCTACTGAAATTATTTTTTCACTATTATTATTTACTTTCTTTTTAGCATTTTTAACATTCTGTTTTGGTTTTTTAACAATAATAGTTTTCCAATCTTGATGATCTAATGTATTAAAATGTTCGTCCATTATATAATTTATAAGATATTTAAATATAAAATCAAATTTATATTTAAATGATAAATTTCATATTAGCAAATTGTCGCGTCGGCCAAAGAAAAATGGGTGTTCAAAAATCCCCACAAATAATTTACAATAGATTATTAAATTATCATAATAAATTTAATAAACATATAAATTTAGATAATAAATCTATTATAAACGAATATTGTTTCGATGTTAATAAAGGTTATACAATGCT